CTAACCCTAGTCTTCTCGATAAGCGGCAACTCTCCAAATCTCTCAAGAAGAGTTTCGTTAGAAATTATATCACGATCCGCAAGATCAATTAGTAGCTTGCGTTCTGTAGTCTCATCGGAAAGAATAACAGCATCAAAATGGATTTGTGCAGGCAGCCTAAAACCCATAGCTTTTCTAACAATCTCTAATTCTGCTTTCCAAAAATTCATAACAATCTCACGACCATACTCAAGTCTTTCGATAAGAGTTTTCAATGAGATATAGTTATTAGAATAACCTCCACCAGAACCAGTTGAAACACCAGTAAGGGTTGGAGGAATACCTAAACCAGCATAAATACTAGTTAGTACAGGATCATATTTTTCTTTTCCGAGAAACTTATATACCTGTGACTGCGATTCTGTGAAACGTAACTCTGGACCCCACACAAGATCCATAGTTCCGCCGCCAACGTTACTAGCTAGAATATCACGAAGCTTATCAATAGCAGCACGAGTCGGAATAATCTTATGCTCAAGATCACCAACAGTCCATAGTCTCACATTTGAAATAGCTCCATCAAGTGCGGCTAAGTCAGCAAGCTTCATTTTTTCTAGCATCTTAATATCATCTAGAATTGCATAAATCATAGGATTAGCCCAAAACTGCCAATCATCCTTTTTGTAATAATAAAACATTGTACTAGAAGGATCGAGCGGAAGTTTGTGGTCGCCTTTTCCGAGTCTTTTCTTTATGTCGTCTGGAAGAGTATTGAATATACTTTTATTACCTTGCTGGGTTTTAATTAAAGAATTATAGGTATATTTTGATAGATTTAATACATATTCTGGTTGACCCAATGACCCAGTTCCGCTGTCTGTTATCTCTACAGCCAAAGGATTAATAAAATCATAACGCCAAGGAACCTCTCGTCTGTTTGCTTGAGGTAGCTCAATCTCTATCATTTCATTTTTTGCAGCACGAACGATCTCTTTTTCATTTTCTCGTGAAAGCTTTGCGTTTCTACGTCGAACAACGACATTTCCGCATCTGTACAAATAGTTTAAGAACCTCTCTGTTCTGTCGTAACCACTAACCTGAGCAAACCATTTACGAAAGAATTTTTCTATAGAAGGATTTGGATGGTATAACTGCATTCCCTGAGCACCAAAATCGCTCATAAGATCAATAACATTTCTAACGATGCCAACCTTGTCGTAGGCCATCATGCACTGTTTCATGATACGCTTTTGAAAAATTGGAGTAGCTTCTCCAGGCCTAAAAGCATCATAATCACTACGAGTAAAAGATGGTCTTACTGATCTGCCAGACTCCACATCCAAAAAAGTTTGACGATTGTAATATGCTTCTGATTTTTGCACACCAGTATATGCGTCTATATTGCTAGCTGTGCTTTTATATGCATCTTGTTTTCCTGTTTCATTGTCCCAAGTAAGATATAGAGATTCTTCTGACATATTCCTGGCTCCATTAATGTAAGTAAAGCAATTAGATTGCTATTAGATTATCAATCTGATTACTGTTACATACACAAAAATTAATAGACACCATTTATTTGATCGGTAAACCAATTCGGGCCATGATACATTTTTTCATTTTTAAATTTTGAGTCATTAGAGCCAATAGCAAAACCTCCTATTGTGCTATAGTCAATTATCTTTTTTTCTACAACATAATTACGGGCAGACATGTTTGCTATCAAAAGTGATGAATAGCGGTCCTTACGTAGCCTATTCTTTTTCCCTGGTGCCGTTTTAACTTCTGGGGTATCCCATCTTTCACGACCAGAACCTGTTTGCGTCATAACTATCATAGATAACTCGTCTTTAAGTTCTTCAATCTCCATAACACAATCTTCAAGAGTATTGTACCTTCTGCCAGCTATTTTATCTTGCTCAATAGACAAACCAATACTAGCGGAATCAAAAAAAGGAAACAACAAAACCCTATCCTCTAAGTCTTTTCTCATCCCGTGATTAGCTTCAGCAAGCCAATCAGCCTTAGCGAATTGACAAACTTTAATAATATGCAGGCCGTGTTCATCGTCTGTGTCTTTTGGCTTATCCTCATCTATTGTCGGCCAAATTGGCACTTGGCCTTCTGGTATCTTGTCCTTATCTTTGAGGGCTTCCATTACCGCAATTCCACCACCCTGAGCATCGAGAGCAATTTCAACACATGGAAAAACCTGCATTAGGCTGCGAATTTTTTTTGCACAATAAGCGTAAAAATCTGATTCAGTAGTTAAGTTAGATTTAATCTGATCTTTATGTTGTGATCTATTTGTAGTCCAGACATTTACAATTCGTCTATGATCTCCGTTTAACTCAACAACCACAATACTGAAATTATCTACTTCAGAGGCTGGGTCAACACCAAACACATATCTTTTTTTTGGATTACCTTTTAGCATTGCTTCAAAATGAATAGTTTCCCCTCCAAGGTTTATTGGTTTAAGCTGAGAGCATGTACAGGACTCAATAAGACTACGCTTAAAAAAGCCCTGGCTATCAGTTGTAAAACAAGCACCATATTCCATCTGATATATGCCAGCATGAACAGTGGCTTTCGCTCTGGTTATCTGTGCTTCGTCCATAAATCCTTCTGGAAGCTTTTCTACTGGCATACGAATAACAGAATAATCTTTCCAATTAAAAGAAGGTGGAGGATCTTCGCCAAAAATTTCCTTCAATAAATGAGTAGAGCCGCCACTATTCACTATAGAGCGATATCTCTTCCAATACTCGGCAAAATGATTAAAATCATAATAAGCAGTTCCAGATAATATAATCTGATTTGACTGCTCCTTTGTAAGATCTACTTCTTGGCTGTCTTCCTCTAAGGTTATGCCAAGCTCTTTTGCTTTTTTAGCTTTGGCTTTTTGTTTTACTTTTTCTATAGGAGAAGCAGATACTGCGGCAAAACCAGCAACAACATTTTCAAAAATATCTCTTGGTATAGAAGCAAACTCATCAGCGATAATATCATTAGCTCTCTGACCTCTAATCTTTGAGCCATCGCCTAAAGGTAGACATGTTACAGTACTCTGGTTTATTCTCATAACACATCTATCAACGTCTCTGCTTGGACCACTATTGTTGTCACATAAATCTCTTAATATTGGAGCGTTTTTCCAAATCGTGTCCATATATTCAAACAAAACCTTAGACTGCCTAAATGCCGCACCAACAACAATAACTTTTCGTCTAGGCATAAATAATGCACGAAGAAGAGGATAGACTGATAGTATGAAGGACTTACCCATACCTCTACTACCGATCAACATTGGAAATTTACGATTCCACATCTCATATAAAAGCAACGCCTGAAATGGCGATAATTCAATGTTTAAAACATATTTACAAACAAAAGAAAAGTATTCAGGCCTCATCATTAGCCAAGCAATACGTTCTATTAATTTTTCATTATCTCCCGACTCCATAACGAAGTCCATTGGGTTAAATAATTTTGTTTCATCAACATTAATGCCTAACCAAGCATCATCAACTTGTTGTTGGTCCGTTATCATTAGTCTTTCCTATAATGAAATTTACTATATCTTTATTTCTTGGATCGTCAATAAGCCCAATAAGTATTGATGCCATAGAATTAACAACACGCTCTTCTTCTTCTTTTTGCTCTAAGGCCAAAATATTCCAACAAGCGTGTAAAATTTCATGTAGCAAAGTGTCTCGCGTTATTGATCCACCGCCTTTAGTATAAACTCTTATCCTTCTTTTACGTGAACAGCATTCGCCCCAAGAATCAGTATCATCTAGCCAATCGTCGTTAGTAGCTTCAATGGTCCATTTATGTCCCATTACCCATACCTGATCTGGTAAACTCATCTTCTTATTCCTTTTTGTGGAAAAGTTCATTAAGCCTTTTAAACAGGCTATTACAAACGAGAAAAGCATTATTCTTATTACCGGCAAAAATGATTTTAGTGTCATACCACACTTGAAACTCCAGTAGGCACTTTAATAGGTATTTCCCCGTGACTTTTACCTTCGCCCGTAAATTCCTTGGTACACGCGATCCTTCTGGATATCTCAAAACATCCGCCATATCGAACTCGCAGACCAAAAAAGAAAAAGGAAAATCCTTCATTCTTTCCATCTCTGCGTTAAAAGCTCCTTTCTTTTTGCCTAGATTCATAGCAATCTCAGATACACAAGCCTTTCTTTCTATGCATACAATATCCTCAAAGCCAACCATAGTATAATCGCCAGTATGAAGCGTACCAATCTCCATGCCAGTACATTTGTCGTAAGGCGAAAATACCCATCCATCCTGTTCTCTTGTGTCTTTAATTACTTTGTAATCTGGGATACTCATGCTTTAATGTGCATTTCCTTTTTGTTTGCGTCATAACACATATGAATTTTATGGCTATGTCTTTCTGCTTTAAATTTCTTAAATACAGCCCAATATTCAGCTGCATCAACTTTTACATTTTCTTCGCCGCCAGCGGTCATTATTCTAACAACAGAATCTTCAGCAGATTCTTTAGCTACTTTTGATGGCTCTACTGTTTCTACAACAGCTGTTGGCTCAAAACTGAATGGTTTTTTATCTGCCATTTGAATTTCTCCTTATAATTTCATTAAAATAATTTACGTATGACGATTCTTTGCCTGTGATGTCTTTATGACAACAATAACATAATGTTATCCCATTAGATTCATCATAACGCAACGAGGAAGCACTAGACCATTTCATAATATGATGCACGTTTAACCTTTTAGTAGATTTACACATTTGGCACTTAAATCTATCACGTTTTAATACTTTAGCACGAAATCTCTTGTATTCTGGATCTTCGTAATTCCGCTTCATGTATATCACTCTCCACCATTTTGTTTACTAATTGTTTAAAATTAATTTTAGGTTCCCACCCAAGCATATTTTTAGCTTTTTCTGCAACGCCCAATAAATGATCTACTTCTGCTGGTCTATAGAATTCAGGATCAACAATAACAAAATTACTCCAGTCATTAATACCGATACAATTGAAAGCTTCATCTAAAAAATCCCTTATGCTATGAGTTACTCCAGTTGCAATCACATAATCATCTGGTTTATCCTGTTGAAGCATGAGCCACATAGCTTGAACATAGTCTCTCGCATGGCCCCAATCTCTTCGTGCATTTAAATTACCTAGTCTTAGTGCAGGAAAATTAGGAGACTTGCCGCTCACAACAAATTCACCAATCCACTTTGTTATCTTTCTTGTAACAAACGTTTCTCCGCGACGTTCTGACTCATGATTAAATAAAATCCCGCTAGAACCAAAAAGCCCATAGCTTTCACGATAATTATCTACAAGATAATGTGCAGACAATTTTGCAATAGCATATGGTGACTGTGGCTTGAATTTAGTTAATTCATTTTGATACTTGGTTCCATCTGGATAGATATCGTAATTACGCCCAAACATTTCGCTGGATGAAGCTTGGTAAAATTTGACTTTATTCATCATATTGTGATATCTAATGCTTTCAAGAATATTCATACATCCACCAGCAGTCGCTGCCCATGTGGCTGATGGTTGCTTGAAAGAAGTTCCAACATGGGATTGTGCCGCTAAATTATAAATCTCGTTTGGTTGCTCAGTATAAACAACATTATGAACACAAAACTGATCAGTTATATCGCATTCAGCGATTTTAATGTCGTCCAATAAATGTTTTATGCGTAAGGTAGTGTCTACAGAAACTCTGCGTGTAACGCCAGTTACAGCGTAGCCTTTATCAAGCAAAAGCTCCGCGAGATACGAACCGTCTTGTCCGGTAATACCAAAAATTAGTGCTTTCATTTGTCATTCCTAGTTGCCGCCCGATAGAAAATATATAAAACCAACAAGTCTACACTAAAACCACATGCCCATGCACAAATAATTACTGTGAGGCCGTGTTCCATGTTCAATCCTTTCTGTGTAAAGCGTCATCATTAGATTCTTCCTTGATTAGCGTATCTGGAGTCAATAGAGGCTGGTCAACACTTCCGTCTTCATATTTAAAGTAATCCGATAAACGTTCTGTCTCGTGGGAAATAGCTAATCTCATCTTCTCCATATCCATCCCAATCCGAGTGCGAAAATTTGGATCTGTCGCAATCTGCTTGACAAGACTTGCAAAAGTTTGCTTGCTGTCTTCAATTGCTTTAATTCGTTGCTCTCGCGTTCCCTTCAGATCTTTAAGCATTGTAGCCTTGCGGGCCTGAAGATCCTTATAGTCTTTACTTAGGGATTCTTGTGAAGCCCGTAGCATTGCTATTTGTCGCTCAAATTGAATAATTAGATCCATGTCCCTCTGATCTTTGTCTCGCGTCTTTTCCTCGCGGACAATCCGCTCGATAGATAGGATTTCACTTTGATTCTCTTGTTGGCTACGCAAAATGCGGTTCATAAGGATTTCTAGTTTTATGGTATCTATTATTTGCATTTCTTCCGTATGGAATACGTCGTCTTTGAACTGACTCCACATTTTCTTAAAGTGAAACTCAAATAGCTGAAGTTCCTCACTAGAGAACTGGGTTTTTAGCTCCTTATAATATGGCTTAGAAGGCAGCTCATTAGCAACCTCAATTTCTGCTTTGTCCTTTTGGGAAAAGCCCAGATTCTCCTTGATCCAGTTGACGACTGACGTTACATCTCTATCTAAGTGTGATGCAATTTTGGAGGGAGACACAACCTCGGCATTCGCCTCGATAAAGGCACGTTCCTCCATAGAAAATCTACCCTTTTTCATGACTCCTCCTCTTCCGTATCATTATGCATAGAACGAGGGTCTAGCTCTATTATTTCTTGAATTATTTTGAAGATTTTTTCTCTGCGGGTTTTTGGTATGGGAACTCCTTGCTGAACGCGAAGGTAATCTTGGCGATATTCTGATGGGAGTTGTTTGTCTATTATGTCAAGCATCTCTTGATGTTGTAAGATCGCCAAATTATTATCTTTAGACCACACGGAATTTATGTTTGATATATCAATGGCGTCTAAAATGCTCTTTTTCTTTGCCTGAATATCAAAGCCCGATCCATGATCTAGTCGATAATAATTATCTCGCTTGAAATTCTTGAGGCGATTAGAAATATGAGTGAACATAAAGTTAGCTAAGGGGCGGGTTTCATCATATTTATCAAGACCGTCTATGCCAATGATAAAAGCCTCTTGAACTATATCGTCTTCATCATATGATGCAAAAACAAATTTAGGGGCGAGTTTTTTAGCGACTTTAATTATGAGGGCAACTACCTCATGTTCTTCCATGTTTTTTGGTATTTTCATATGGTTTACCATGAATAAGATGTGGGGGCGATGATCCAGCCCATTCGCCACTACTAAAAAGATTCTCTATGGGGCGGTCTTCATGTTGATCTTCTAGGATCTTTTTTATTTCTTTGTCTAGTTGGGCCATGCTGCGTGTTTGCAGCTTTGAAACTATTTTTGTTTTTTTCTGGGGCATTTTGTTTCTCCTTCTTCTTTTATTATCATGTGAGACATAAAGAAACTACACACTTATACCTAAAGTGCTACTTTTGTTGCTAATAGGGTCACTCAGAATAGATTAGCTTAGACATTATATTTTATTTGTTCGTATTGTGTTTGAACCACCCGGTGTTTTTACATATTTCGACGGTACTTTATGCCCAAAGATATAATACCACCACCTTTCGTAAGTGCTTGGTATGACTAGACTTATGACCGACAGCCTGCCCGCGAGACGTAAGTCCTTGGTATCATTAGACTTACGACACGTTCTTGCTGAAAAGTTTTGGCATGATAATTGCACACGAAAAAAAATCAAAAAAAATCAGAAAAAACGCTTGACAAACTCAAGTCTAGTCTGTAGAATGTCGATATAAGAAGTAAGGAAAGAAAGAAAAGGAAAACGAAAATGCAAAACGAAATCAACGAAATCCTGGCCTTCTCCGAGTGCTGCATGGAACAAATGGTTGGTGAACAACTCGATCACGAAATCTGCCCATGCTGTGGCGAACACTGCGAAGTGACGTATGAGGATTGGAGTTGCTGAAAAAAACATTTGTTCAGTATTGACGAGCCAAGAAAATCTGCTAGACTAGAGAAAACGAAGCAAAGGAAAAAAAACAATGACCAACTTCATCAACTTTTTTGACGCTCACGGCAACGAACTCGACAGCGTTCCATTCAACAGCGACAGCAACCCTGCTGGACAAATCTCCAGTATCGTCGATGATGCTCACGCAATGGCCGTTCGTTTTGAGATTGAAGACGAAAACGGATTCGTCTATCATCGTGGCGAATGCCTCTAAAAACATTTGTTCAGTATTGACAACCCAAAAAAATCTGCTAGACTAGAGAAAACGAAAGAAAGAAAAGGAAAACGAAAATGGAAAACACGATCAACGAAATCCTGGCCTTCTCCGAGTGCTGCTGCGAGCAAATGGTGGGTGAGCAACTCGACCACGAAATCTGCCCATGCTGTGGCGAACACTGCGAAGTAGTGTACGAGGATTGGAGTTGCTGAAAAACATTTGTTCAGTAAGGAAAGAAAAATGAGCACGAAGAAAGTCTATGCCCGAAGCAGTAGCGGAAACGCCATGTGGGAAGAAGATGGACAATGGTACATCGGTCAACTGATCGGTGAACAATCGTGCATCGCCAAGCATTGTGGTGAACGTCTGTTCATTCAAGCGGTTTGGAAAAGATTCTACAGTTTCTATTGATGCTGTACATCTGTACACTACCCCCTCTCTAGGGGGAGGCCGGGCGCCCGGCGGCGACGTAAGTGGTTGCAAATAAAGGACTTACGTCACGTCAATAGGCAAACCCTGTGCCAAACGCAGGAAAAGTTTTGGCATGGTATTTGCTACAAAAAAAATTCCAAAAAAAACTTGATCAAGGGGTTGACGCTTGCCGATATCTATTGTAGACTTGGGGCATGGCAAACAACCTTACCAACGGAGACTCACTCATGAGCATCGCTTTCGATCACATTCAGGTTGAGGAAACTTTCGCTGAGGTTCAGGTCGCTGTGAGTGGTTGCTGCAACCAGTTCCTCGACGACACCCATGTCGAGTATGAAGTGTGCCCATGCTGTGGCGACCACTGTGAGGTGGTTCTCGACTACATGCCCGTTCAACTGTGAGGAGTGAATAAATGTTCAGTATCGAAAACAATGGCCCATACTTCCAGGCTGTACTCGAAACCATGAGCGATGAGGAGATCACCGCTCGCATGCACGGTGCAAGCCGTAGGCTATCTGATCAAAAGATCAGTACTGCACACCGTACACTACTGCGGTGCGTTATCACCGAAGGCGCAACCGAGTTGCGAAAGCGATGGTTCAACTAGTGTACATCTGTACACAAACCCGATTGAGGGAATACCCCCTCTTTCGGGGTAGGCCGGGCGCCCGGCGGCGACGTAAGTGGTTGCAAATAAAGGACTTACGTCACGTCAATAGGCAAACCCTGTGCCAAACACAGAAAAATCTTACAGAGCAAATCCTGTGCCAAAAAAATCGTAAAAAAACTTGACCGAGGGGCTTGACCGAGCCGATACAGAGTATATACTTGGGGCATCGCAACCAACCTTCCCAACGGAGTTTCGACCATGCGAGTTGAATGCCACGAGAATCTGGAAAGCGTCGTCCTCTGGTTCAGCGGTTGCTGTCTTGAGCCGATGAGCGGAGAACAACTCGATCACGAGATCTGCCCATGCTGCGGCGAGTGGACCGAGCCAGTGTTCGAAGAGTGGACGGTAGAAAAAAACTGAAAAAAACACTTGACACGAGCCGATCAATCC